ATTCACCATCTAGGCGCGCAATATTTTGAAATAATTAGCTACACTATGCTATTGCAAGATCTTTAGACAAGACTCCAAAATTCGGGGGTTGAACCGATTTCAAAGTTCTCACTCTTCATCAGCTTTTCGCCCAAGTTTTCAAGTCCACCATAGCGACCAGCAATTTCCTTGGTTGCTCTAGTTGTAAGAATAAGTTCATACTCCTCGCCACCAATAGTAATATTTGCACTGCGTTCCATATCCATTTATTAGCCCTCCTCACCAGTAGCACCTGTAATCACAGGCTCATATACGTTTTTGTACCAATTCGTAATAGTTTCATTAGATACGCTATTTTCACCCTCTGTTACTTCTGCCTTCCAAGGATGTCTACCGCTGGCATCTACCTTGTTACGAGTAAGTACAGTACCCTCGATGGTAGGTGTAGAAAAGGTGATACTGTCACCCTTAGTCGCAAGATTTGTGGCAGGGATACCAAACTTCACACGATACAACCAATAATATTTATATTTACCGTTAGATTTCTTTGCTCTAAAACCGATAGCAACCGGAGAACCACCATCCTCGCCGCCGGAAATAAGCACGTGGTTATCATCGATCACTGCACCAGTAAGATCAGATGCTGCTGTAGAACCAATATCATCGATGCCAAGTGCAAGGGTTCCAGACTTGAACTCCTTTACAATCTCCGCAGCACCGTCATCTGCATAAAGTGTTGCCTCTGCAAGCTCTACAGAAAGCTCAGCCGAGATAGCTTTCGCAAGCGGAACCGGTGTATCGTAAGTTTCGTTACCAGACTCATCCTCGGTAATTTTTGCATAGTACAATTTATCAAGACCAATTGTAGCCATAATCATTCCTCCAATTCATAAAATTTCGCCACATCAATGGCATAATGATGGTACCCGGTGTCGTTTTCACGCTCGATGTACCTTCTGTCAGTTATCGTAAAATCCGAAGCAAGTAAGCCTCGAACAATACTGTTTTTAATTTTTATATAATTGCCCTTACAAAAGAGCGAGAGCCTTACTTCCTGTACTTCAAATCCTGGCGTATTATCTGCATGCAGCTCAAAAGTATCCGTTAGCGGCAAGATAACCACATAGGTCTCTGGTGCTACACCCTCAAACACACCCGTTTCTACTGGTAATGAAAGGCCCTCCAGTAATTCTTTACATTCCTTCAATATACTCAAAGCTTCTCTACCTCCATCTCAAATGTCTGCTTCATAGCCTCGATACATTTCTTCTTAGAGGCAGATTTTGCAGGCTTCAAAAATGGCTTTGCCATCTGGCCGCTTTTGCCATACTCGATGATATTGGCAAGTTTTGCATTACTACCGCCATCACTTCTTGGTTCAGAAAAACCTACCTTAATGTTGAAGTTTCCGTTGCGGTCCATTTTTACTCCTGATAATCCGAGGGAATCTTCTAACTCTCCGGTTGACCTGGAATCATACTTGGTGCCGTTTCCAATGACTGAAGATAGATTGCTTTTTGTTTTCTCAAGCACTACCTCACCACCAGCCTGTAGTACTACTTCTGCAATGGAGTCAAATTTACTTCCAAGACGGGACATACGCTCTAAAAATTCATCAGGCATTTTTACATCAACTCGTGCCACTGGAAATAACCTCCTTTGCTAGGACTTCTATATACATGCCGCGACCTTTCACATCCTCCACAGAGGTGATTTCGTATCTTCCATCCTCACAAACCAGCACCATTGCTGTTGTAATTTTTACACCTGGAATAGTGCGAAATCGAAAAAGGTCTGTAGCATCAGAAAAGGTGCTGCGGTTAGCCCATTTTTCACTTCCATGTCTACCTTCTCTATAAGCTCTCACTGAAGCAACTACTACATCAGTAATCGTAGAAAAACCCTCGTCATCTAAAACTTTCTTTTTTTCAACAAGGTCTATAAAGGTGTTCATTTTCCCAAAACTCATATCACACCTTCCAATCTCGGTCCAAACGTAATAGCAGATTTACTGTATTCCAAACCTGCTGTCCAGCCTGCACATTATCTGCAAAAAAGCCACCTGTGGAACCGTCTCTGGATTCATAAAAATGCGATGCCAGCATAATCACCGCTTGTTCTGTGGTGGCTGGCATCGTATTTTCTGTGTAATACCCTTGCGAAATATGCTGATAGCTTTCCGCATATGAAATGGCGGCAGTGATGAAATGCTCTATCAGTCCATCATCTGCCGAGTGTTCCAGAATCAGATTTTCCTTGACCTTACCTAGAAGCTCATTCATCACTACCACCTCCCGTTAATTAGGCACCCATCTTAAGCACCTGAACTGCTTCAGGAAGTACCAACTTACCGTCTACACGTTCTTTCGCAACGAAGCCCACCATACCGTTTCCAGCATAAAGCTCACGAAGCTCTGCAAAGGAACGAGTACCACGATCACCGATGTTGTAGTAACTGAAATCACCAAAGGCGATGACAGGCTTACCGGCAGCAACAGTAGGTACAAAAGGAGAAGTCAAAACGTCGTAACCGAACAGCTTACCAGGTTCACCGGCCTGATTAGAAGGCTGCCAGAGATACTGTCCGTTTTCATCCTTCAACTTTCTGATAACCGCAATCGTCTGGTCATTCATAATGAACTTGGCACTCTTGCGATAAGGGCGCTTTAATGCATATACAAGGTTGATGATTTCGTCAGAAGTAATTTCCGTTGCACTTGCTGCTGTTACACCAATTTCGGCACCACCAGTTTCTGCAAAAATACCAAGAGGCTTTCCTACACCATCACCGTTGAGGAAGGCATCCTCTTCAGCATTTGCCAATGCCTTACCAAACTGCTTGATGATATAGTTTTCAAGCTGGAAGGCATTGTCGTACAAGAGTTCTTCCGTTACCTTTACTGCAACATGAAGCTTGTGGGCATCAAGGTTAATCTGGCTAAAGGTAGCATCGCCAAAAGTAAGCTCGCCGCCTTCTTCAATCCATGCCGCTGCAGGCTTTGCACCAGCAATGTTAATCTTGTGCTGTCCGCTAGTAGTAATCACATTTGCAAGACCTCTAAAGATGTTCTCCTCAGTCAACACATCGATAAGACGAGAATCATATTCCTCTGGTACGAGGTATCCGCCATTTTCATCGATACCTTCAGAAAGTACATCGTTGATAGTACGGAAGTTTGTACGAAGGGCCTTAAGCATTCCTGCCTTATACGCATCAGAAGCGCGGCCAGTTTTTGCCTTGCTATCACCGTTGTCCTTGCCACCATTCATAGGTTTATGAGTGATAGGAGTATTCACAGGCTTATTAAGCTCTGCCTCCATCATTTCCATTTCCTGCATACGTTCAATTTCAGAAGTGTAATTCTGTACCTTCTGTTCCATTTCTGCGTAGGTCTTTGCATCTTCAGCAGAAAGCAAACCGTCTTTATCACGCTTTGTTTCTACAAACGCCTTAGCTGCTTCCCATGCTTTGTTACGCTTTTCTCTAAGTTCTAAAATAGTCATAATAAATTACCTCCAATTTTTGATAAGATTGAGCCTATCCATTAAGGAGTCGGCTTTGATTTTTGTTTCTGCCTTTTCAGGCTTTGCTTTGATTTCACATTTAGCGGCCAGTTTATCCATTAAGGAGTTCATAACCGCTGCATTAGAAAACATCATGCTAACCTGTGGCACAGGAATTTCATCCGTTACAGCGCTTCTTTGCATAATTTCGTCTGCAAAGCCAAGCTCGATAGCCTTATTTGCATCCATCCAGGTTTCTGCATCCATAAGATGAGAAAGTTTGGTACGACTAAGACCAGTCTTGATTTCATAAGCATTTAAAATGGAATCCTTTACACTGCCAAGCATGTCAATTGCCTTCTGCATTTCCGCAGAGTTTCCAAAAGCCACAGTCATCGGATTATGAATCATCAACATAGATACAGGGGATACAAGGACCTTTGTACCTGCCATAGCAATAACAGATGCAGCTGAGGCCGCAATGCCATCGATCTTGACCGTTACGTTTCCTTTGTAATCCATCAGCATGTTATAAATCTGTGCTGCAGCAATGCAGTCACCTCCCGGAGAGTTAATCCAAACGGTGATATCTCCGCTTCCGGCATTTAGCTCTTCTTTGAAAAGCTGCGGTGTGACATCATCATCAAACCAGCTTTCTTCGGCTATCGTGCCATTTAGAAACAGAATCCTCTCCGTCGTCATCTCCTGTGTCTCCTGATTGGTTACCATCTGATTTTTCCAGTTCCAGAACTTCTTCATTCTGTGTTTCCTCCTTTCCTGCGAAAATGCCCGCATCCTTGAGCTTTGTCATATTGCCATTGATAAGGTATAAGTCACCGCCTTCTTTAGCAGGGATACGGTCTAAGTTTTCAAGTTCACGTATGTCATTGGCACTCATCCAACCATTTTGTCTGCCGATAGCGTAACCGTTCATACGGCTTTGATAATCGCCACGAAGCAATCCGTCTACGTTGAACTTAATAAAATAAGCAGCCTTCTCAGACTGTGAAACCAATGCACGAATCATTGATTGCTCCCACCTTACAAGCCAAGGCTCTAAGGTGTACTTCACAAACTCCAAAGACTGCTGCTCTATATTAGAAAAGCTCGACTTTTCAAGATCCCCCACCATATGTGGAGGGATTCTGAAAATTCGAGCAATTTCATTGATTTGAAATTTACGTGTTTCAAGAAACTGTGCCTGCTCTGGTGAAATAGAAATAGACGTATATTTCATGCCCTCCTCCAGAACAGCTACTTTATTTGCATTGCCGCTGCCACCAAATGTTGACTGCCAGCTTTCGCGCACCCTTTGTGGATCTTTGATAGTACCAGGGTGTTCTAAGATACCTCCCGGTGTTGCACCGTTAGCAAAAAACTTAGCACCATATTCCTCACAGGCAATGGCCATTCCAATAGCGTTCTTAGCCATAGCAATTGGGCTATAGCCTACAAGACCATCAAAACCAAGCCCTGGAATATGAAGCACATCACTTGCTCTAAGTACAACTGCGGCATCTTTATTTTTAATCGCCTCATCATTACCTCGATAATAGGTGTAGTAAAGCTGGCCACTGTCATCTCTATCTACCACCATTCGATTTGGCATTAGGGGATAAAGCGCCACGACTTCACCCTTTCCATTACGAATAATCTGCGCATAGGCATTACCCCACAAAAGCAAATGTGTCATTAAAGTTTCCCTGAATACAAATGAGGTCATTTCAGGATTTGGTTCATCATGCAGCAAGGTATATAGCGGATGGTCGATAGCTTTTTCTTTACCGCCTGTATCTGTATAACGGTAAACGTGTAATGGCAAGCCTGCTACAGCTTCTGCTAAAATACGCACACAGGAATACACTGCGGTCATTTGCATGGCGGAACGCTCCGTTACCGCTTTACCTGAGGTAGATCCTCCGAACAGAAAACGATAGGTGCTTCCTGCAGTTGCATTTGTGGGCTTATCTCTTGCCTTAAATATTCCAGCTAAAATTCCCATAGGAATCACACTCCCTTCTATATGAACAGTATGCCGCGTTCATCATAAACGCTGGCGGTGTTATTGTTACCACAACGGATTGCACGATCTAGTCCCATAATCGTTGCCACAGCACCGTCGATTTTTTCTGTGGACTTTTCTTTGTCTGCTTTAATGTTTCCAGCCGGATCTGTACGAATAAAGATGTTATCCATCATCCATCGCAATACTGGATGACCTCCATGTGCTAGCTTTCCTTCCAGAGTTAGCTTCATGAGCTCTTTAGTAGGTGGTGACATATCCTTAAAGCCCTGACCAAATGGAACTACCGTAAATCCCATACCTTCTAAGTTCTGTACCATCTGTACAGCGCCCCAACGGTCAAATGCAATTTCTCGGATATTGTATTTTTCTCCAAGTCTCTCTATAAACTTTTCAATGTAACCATAATGAACAACGTTACCTTCTGTGGTTTGTAAAAAACCTTGTCGCTCCCACACATCATATGGAACATGGTCACGCCTTACACGAAGCTCTAAGGTATCCTCCGGAATCCAAAAGTACGGAAGGACCACATATTTATCGTCTTCATCTTCAGGCGGGAACACCAAAACAAACGCTGTAATATCCGTTGTACTAGAAAGGTCAAGTCCTCCATAACAAACTCTACCCTCCAATGCCTCCTCAGATACTGCAAATGCACATGCATCCCATTTTTCCATAGGCATCCAGCGCACCGCTTGCTTAACCCATTGATTCAGACGAAGCTGCCTGAAGGCATTCTCTTCACCAGGATTTTGTCTTGCCGACTCACATGCAGCTTGCACCTTATCAATACCGATTGTTTCACCAAGAGACGGATTGGCCTTTTTCCATACTTTAGGATCTGTCCAATCTTCTTCTGTTGTAGCTCCATATATAACAGGGTAGAAGGTGCTATCTTTTTTTCTACCTTCTAAAATATCCAGCGCCTTTTGGTGTGTTTCGTAACAGATGGAATTTGTGTCAGTGCCAGCAGTCGTGATCAAAAAATACAACGGCTGCATACGAGCGTCACCGGAACCCTTTGTCATAACGTCAAAGAGTTTTCGGTTGGGCTGTGTGTGCAGCTCATCAAATACAACACCATGAATGTTAAAGCCATGCTTCGAATAGGCTTCTGCAGATAACACCTGATAAAAGCTATTCGTAGGAAGATATACAATTCTCTTCTGGGATGCTAGTATCTTGCACCTTTTATTTAAGGCTGGACACATGCGCACCATATCAGCAGCAACATCAAATACGATAGTTGCCTGGCCCCTATCAGCAGCACAGCCATAAATTTCTGCACGTTGCTCTCCATCTCCACAACAAAGTAAAAGAGCGACTGCCGCAGCAAGTTCACTCTTTCCATTCTTTTTGGGCACCTCAATGTATGCCGTATTAAATTGTCTATAACCGTTTGGTTTTAAGGTTCCGAATATGTCTCGAATAATCTGCTCCTGCCATACTAAAAGCTTGAAGGGTTTTCCGGCCCAAGTGCCCTTAGTATGGCAAAGACTTTCAATAAACATCACAGCAAAATCTGCAGTATCCTCATCATAATAACTGTCTTTTGCCATGAATTTTGTTGGTTTATATTTTTTCAGTGCCATTACGTATCACCCTTTTCTTAGACTTCAGAAGGGGAAACCACTTCTTCTAAGGCCTCAAAGGGAATCGTTTCACCATCTCTAATAACAAAAACCTGTTCAGAAGAGACGACCTGTTCAATATACCTTTTTACAATGACGTCGCAGAATTTCTCATCCAGTTCTATTGTTCTGCAGTATCTGCCGGTCTGTTCACAGGCGATAAGTGTGGAACCGCTGCCGCCAAATGGATCCAAAACAATACAATTTGTCATGCTTGAGTTCTTAATCGGATACGCTATCAACGGTACTGGCTTCATAGTTGGATGATCGCCATTTTTCTTTGGCTTATCAAATTCCCATATAGTAGTTTCTTTTCTACCAGAATACCACTGATGCTTTCCTGACTTCTTCCATCCAAACAAGCAAGGTTCATGCTGCCACTGATATGGACTTCTTCCTAAAACCAAGCTCTGCTTCTTCCAAATACATGTACCAGAAAGATAAAAACCTGCCTCAGCAAAAGCCCTTCTAAAATTCAATCCTTCCGTATCTGCATGGAATACATAAATGCTGGCGTCATCTGCCATAGCCTGATACATACAAGAGTAGGCATCAAATAGGAACTGATAAAACTTATCGTTTGCCATATTATCGTTTTTAATTTTTCCTGCACTACCTTCATAATTGACATTGTATGGAGGATCTGTTACCACAAGATTTGCCTTCTTGCCCTCCATCAAAAGCTCGTATGTTTCCTGCTTTGTGCTATCGCCGCAAACGAGGCGGTGGTTACCCAACACCCAGACATCACCGGTTTTCGTAAAGATAGGATTTTCAAGCTCAGCATCCACATCGAAATCGTCATCCTCCACACCATCATCAGATACAAACAGATCTGCGATTTCTTTCTCATCAAAACCAGTAAGACCAATATCAAAAGCTTCTGCCTGCAAAGCCTCGATTTCAATTTTCAGAAGCTCTTCATCCCATCCGGCGTCAATTGCCATGCGGTTGTCAGCTAAGATATACGCTTTCTTTTGTGCCTCGGTTAAGTAGTCCACAAATACACATGGAATTTCCTTAATACCTTCCTCTTTAGCTGCCATAATTCTTCCATGGCCTGCAATGACATTCAGGTCTCTATCAATAATAACTGGATTGATAAAACCGAACTCGCGTAGAGATGAGCGAAGCTTCATAACCTGCGCCGGAGAATGGGTTCTTGCATTATTCACATAAGGAATTAACTTAGAGGTTTCAATCAACTTCATTTCTGTCGTTGTTTTACTCATGATGCACCTCCACTAAAAAAGGCCCCACTCGGCAAACTTCTCAAATCCGCCAATGGAGTCTATGTATTCTTTTGCTTGTTTTACAATTTCGCTATAAGGTACGCCATCAATAGTGTCGTCTCCAATAGCGCAGCATAAGCTGACCGGTTTTCCGGTTCTTTGCGCTTTCAGAAAAGCATAAATATTTACTGATACATCTGCCTTTGACAAGTCCTTACCATGAAGACCGCCACCAGTTACAGAATCAGCCATATCACTGCCAAGTTTTCTGTTTGTTGCGCCAGTATCTACATTGGTACCACCAGTCCAATCACCCAGAGGATTGATTTCAGCAACTTCATATTTCTCTCTGAGCTTAGCTGATTTAGCATTGCTTTGGCAAATAATGAGTCTTGCTTCATCTAGGATATATTTCCCGTCATAAGGGTAGAAGCTATAAATATCACGTGCAATAGCAGACAATTCTTGCTGCTCTTTTGTAAGAGGCATTCCCTTAAAGATACCGTTATCACCGCAGCGATAGCCCTTTGACTGGTTTTCAGACAAGTGCTTATCCTGAGGAACAATCACAATGTCGCATTTGATTTTTCCTGCGATACGTTTAATGGCATTTTTAATTTTATTCACATTCAAATCAGTAGTGGTTTCAATGATTGCATTGCATTTTCCATGACCAATCAACACCTCCACTGCAATTTTAGGATTTTCATCTACCTGATACGCAAGGTCTACAATAGCGCCTGCAATTCTATCTGCCACCTTATCCGGATGGCTCGGATTTACTTTTTCAATCATAACTACTGTCCTTTCCTTGTACGGAGCAACCTTTCCATCACATCGTCCTGTGGTGTTGCACCGGTATATTCTACTGTCGCGTTTTCTTTTACAATCTGGTATATCTGAAACCAGGATTGATTTGCCTGTTTGGTAAATTGCTGCAGCATCGATACATACGGCGATGCGATTGCATTACCGGTTGTAGGGTGCTTTGCAAGAAGACCATAATCAGAAATACACTGCTCACACTGAATCTGTCTTGCCACACTCATAGCGTACTGGTTAATGAGCTGCACATTCACATATTCTGTACAGCCGACCTTCTTCAGCCACTCCCAGGTTTCCTTAAATATTTCTTCTGCGCAAAGCTCCATACCATTTTTCTGTCTTGCTTTCATGTAATCTTTAATCGAAGGCATATCGACGCCTTCTAATTCTGGTGCATCGGGCAGTTCAATAATCGGTGCGGATTTACCCGCAGAGATTTTCTCTGTCAGGGCCTTACGTTTAGGACCACTACCCATTCT